GCACAAGACTTTAGGATGAATAGTGGGCTCCCACAGTTGAAAGGCTTCGGTGATCGCCAGTTCAGCTTATCCGCGCCTATAACGCCTGATTATCATGAAAATGCGCTCACTAGGTTAAGGTGGGATTTTGAGAGTCTCGGAGAATACATCAAAAGCATGCTTCCAGGCTTCAAGAAATTTGGAGAAAACATGGGCTTAGTTGCAGCGATGAATTTTGAAATGATCTCGTTGTCCTTCAAAACATTAGAAAATACAGCCAAAAAGCTCGGAGATGCTTTTAATAGCTTGAAGAAGATAGCAGATGAATTTGGTCCGGCTCCGTGGCGCAAGGTGAGTAGGGTTCCCGACACATCCGGGCGTCCTCAGTTCGGTCCGGCTCCGTGGCAGAGCTAGCGCTAGCCACAGTCTTCGTTTTCAGCCTCATCGCAGGAATTTTATTGCAAATTTTGAGGTGTATAGTATAGACGGGAGGGATGTCTACCGCCACGCCTGAGCCCCCCGAATCGCCGGGCTTGCGCTCGTTGGGATCGGTCTCGGGATGATCATTGTTTTTGTGTGGGCTGCTACTCAATCTGAGCAGAGAACCAGAACGTCAACTCCCATAGTAAGATCCCATCCGACCCCAACTAACGAACATTCAATCGATCCGAATAATACAGTTCACCTGAATGGGTTCGCATACACAGTAACGCGGGCGCGCCATGAAAACAGTATAGGTTTTGCGACAGCGGAGGATGACACTTCTTATCTGGTCGTGGACCTCAAGGTAGAAAATCGAATGCCACGTACGACTGAGTGCTATGCGAAATTCCATATTTTCAGTAGCGAGGGACTTAGATTCAATGTGGACACTGGAGCAACATGGAACACGGGAAATAGCCACTTATTCGGAGTCGATATTCTCCCCAAATTCTCGAAGTCTATTACCGTTGCATTCTTGGTTCCGACAGAAAGCCTCAGCCAACCTTTGACGCTTGATATTGAGGACGGCTCATCCTCAGGCATGATCAGGATAGGGCTGGCGGAGGCTCTGGCTCGCGATTAAAACGGTATTTTCATTCTGAACTTGCTCCTGGCGTGGACCGTTATCGGATGGATACTTGCTCTTCATCAAGCCATTGACGCTGAAGCGTGAATCACCTCTTTTCAACGGAGACTGAACGGTGTATAAGGGATTGAAATAGAAGAACTTTATCACATGGCAACCGTTACATTCGATACCCTTAAATTCGTCGAGACCCTTAAAGAAGCCGGCGTATCAGAGACTCAAGCTAAGGCTTTCTCTACGGCGGTGCAAGAGTCTCATGAAGCAGCAGACGTTGCTACTAAAGGAGATATCACTGAGCTACGTCATGAAATAGACAATGTACGTCATGAGATCAGCGACCTGCGCAAGGATATGGACGCTAAGTTTGAAAAACTCGAACTGCGCATGACCATCAAGCTTGGCTCAATTGTTGTTGTCGCCCTCGGGGCATTTACCGTGATCTTCAAATTCCTGTAGCCCCAAACAAAAAAAGGAGCAACCAGGGAACTAAGTTCACGGGAACGGAAAAGGTCCGAACCACACTGGCCGCTGAAAACAAAATATACAGATCTAGACTTTAGTCAATCCATCCAGAGTAAAAATCGCTTTATCCTCAGCAGCTAGACCTAATTTTTACTTCGGTCCAACAGATCAGCAAATGCTTTGGTGCTCTCCGGATCTTCGAAGTTTCCCATGTATTTCATTTCACCATTACTGTTGCGAGAAAAGAGCCTGTATCTTCCTTCCCTCTGATCGATAAGGTGGAGGAAGATTGTGCCTTCAGGCAAAGATTCATCAAGCGCAAGTTCTGGGGGTGTTTCGTCCATTTCGTGTATCAGGGGTATGCTCTTCTTACCATTCATGCGTACCGAGCATGGGTGGTAAATATTTTGTCCTAGTACTTCATTATATGCTTCAGAAATGCAACACATTTTGTGCAAATTCTTACCCTCTATTGACCGATCACACGGAGGAGGCCTCTGAGTATTCGGAGTCGAGTCCGGATCGAGCTTTATTTTGACATCGATCCCATCCTTGATGATTTTAAGCGGATCACTAGCTCGCAGAACTAACGTGGCTTTGTCCATCGCTGGGACAGATGTCATATCTCACCTGACACCAGATCTCATCAGTTTTGAGCATAGTGACGACGTTGAGAGGAATGCAGACACGATTGCAGTTAGGCTCTCAGACGCCCGACATAAGTACCTGATTGAATGGACGATCGACAAAGGAACGGAGATCATCGCAAAGATTCGGAGCCAGAATTGGGCCAAGCCAGGCGAGAGATTGCAGGTTGAGTGTGGCTCGTTCTATGTTAGTCGGATCGATTACAGTTCCAATCCGAGTGTTGTAGAGATCAAAGCGACGTCTATCCCAGTTTCGAGCACTCTCAAAAGCATCGTCAAAAGTAACGGTTGGGAGAATCAAACTCTCAAACGAATCGCTGAATGGATTGCGAAAGAATCCGGGATGAAGCTCGACTACCGAGCAAAGGAAAACCCTCAAATGGCACGGTGCGATCAGGACTACGAGAGCGACGGGCGGTTGTTACTCCGACTAACTACGGACGCTGGTCTTTGCCTCAAGGTTCAGAAGCAAACTATTATCATTTTCGACGAAGCGGAGTTAGACGCACAAGAGCCGTGGATCACGTTAACTCGTGACGTTTCACCTATCACCAGTTGGCGGCTCAGAACCTCCTCAAACAGAACAGTCAAAGGTGTGAGAGCATCCTATATGAATCCAGACACCGGAAAAGTCGCGGGAGAAGAGTTCGTGCCGAGCGAAACGCCGGAGGGCGTGGGAGATAAAGTCGATCTCGACTATGACCGGCCAATATTCCCTGAATTCGGTCTCCACATGACCGACAATTTTTTTGCTCCCCAGGAACTACCTCCGGATTGGGACGCGCCGACGTGGGAGTTCACTGACTCAAGCCCTCAGAGCAAGACGGCGGCCAAGAAGCGGGCAAGGGCACAATGTCGTAAGCGTAATAGAGCTGAATGGGAAATCGATCTCACGTTACCGGGGTCGGTAGAGTGGGTGGCTGGAACAGTTGTTAGATTTGATAAAACCTGGGGGCCTAAATTCGGAGATGCTAATTTCTTGATTCGGAGATCTGTACACAAAATTGACAGAGCGAGTGGTTATGTTTGCAATTTGTCGTTGCGTAAGGTACTGAAAGGTTACTAAATGTTTTTCAACAGAGAATATCCCGAAAATCCCCGATACAGAACTCTCGCTGCGATTGCCGTAGTTTCGGAACGCGAAAACGATCCGGTTAGAGGGCCGTTGGTTCGTGTGACATGGCCCGAGACTGGGAAAACCAGCGCATGGCTTCCAGTATTACAATCAGGCACGGTTGGAACAACCTGGTTTCGGTGTCCCAGGCTCGGTGAACGAGTTATTGTTACCCGATTTGCTGACGGTCCGGAACAAGGCGTTGTCGCGGGTGCGATCTATAACGGGTCTGTTAAATCCCCGACCCAGGATAATCTCGATAACCTGCACGTCACCTTCGATGACGGCACAACGCTCACATTCGACCCGTCCAATAGCACACTCACTCTAGACTCCAAAGGTCCGATTAACTTCAAGACCAAGGGGCCAGTCAAGTTGGAAAGCGAAGGCGGCATTGAACTAATAACGCAAGCCAACCTCAACGCGAAAGTGTCAGGTACAGCAACCATTGAAGCTCCTAACATCGCCCTAAAAGGCGATGTCAATATTACCGGGAACCTAACTGTCGAAGGCTCTCTGACAGCCGAAGGAGCTGATTTCAACAGCGACATCAAAGTAACCGGCAACGGCACAGCTTCCGGACTCTGGATCGACTCCACAGGAGCGGGTGTCGGCTCCTAGTTGACATTCCCCTAAAGGGGTGATCGTTGGACTATACGGAAACGGACAAATTGTCTTTGGGCTAGCTGCTAGGCAAGGGTTCCTGATTGAGGAACTAGAAGAGTCTTCCAAGGCCAAATACGTCGAGCACGAGATTCTTAACTCCAAACCCATCACAGAGCTCGTTGGCTTTGAGAACGACGAGGTGTCGTTCAGCATGAATTTCATATCGGGCCACACCACGAGCCCGATGTTAGCGATCCCTCTGCTCAAGGGAATACTAAGCCGGGCCCAAGCTTACCCTCTCATCGTTGCGGGACTTCCGGTAGGTAGTTTTTCCTCTCAGTTTGTGCTCACTGAAGTCACCTCGACGTACAAATATGTTAACAGAGCCGGCATATTAATGTCTGCTTCCATCGATGTTAGTCTGAAGGAATATCGAACTCTGGCCAAAACGTAACCACATTTGCGTATAGTGACACCAAATGAACATCGACTGGCACATAACAGCGATTAACCAGGGAGATCTAACGGAGGCTGACGTTGATTTCGGCGCAACGGGTCTTGCTGAGATCCTGCAAAATGTTAGAACCATTCTCATGACCCCCAAAGGGAGCCAGCAGATGGACCGCAGATTCGGAATGGATATGTCCTACATCGACCGCCCTATGAATCTAGTCGTCAACCAACTCATCTCAGCAGCGATGGTCGCCCTGACTGAATACGAGCCACGTGTGCAGCTTGAGGACATCAAGTTTGACACCACGAATGCTATGGACGGTGGTCTAATCGCAACCGTCAAGCTCAACGTTTTAACTGCCTAATGTCCTCTCCCTTCGATAGTTTTCCAGACATTGATTTTGTCCAGACCGACTCTAGGGCTATTGAGGCGGAGATCATCTCTGGGTTCGAGACAGCTGCGCGTGAGGCTGGACAACCAGTGTCTTTAGCACGTGGAGACCCACGGAGACTGTTTCTGTTGTCTCTAGCAGCCAGGTTCATTCAGGAGCGCGTAATTCAAAACCGCACCGCTAGACAGGAGCTAGTTAAATATGCTGATGGTGTGGCGCTCGATAACCTTCTGGCGTACTGGGGACCGCCCAGCAAGCGATTGGAAGCGTCCAGCGCCAAGACGACTCTGCAATTCACAATCCCGGCAGTGATGTCTTCTTCTGTCGTCGTGCCAGCCGGGACGCAGGTTGGCGTCAGTGATAAAATTGCATTTGCGACAGATGCGGAGGCTGTGATTCCAGCGGGTCAGACGTCCATCACTGTAACTGCAACCGCCATAGAGCCAGGTACAGCGCACAATGGTTATACACCTGGGCAGGTTACGCACATCCAGAATTGGGACGTGTCGTTTGCGGTCAGTGCGACCAACACCACTGAATCAGGCGGAGGAGCCGACAGAGAGACGGATCAGGCGTTCCGCGATAGAGGGTATCTGCTGCCAATGCATGTTGCCGTAGGCGGTACAGCGGAGAATTACAAGCTGCGAGTTTTGAGCATTAACCCTGGGATTATTGATGTTGCCGTGTGGAACAGAGAGGAACATACAGGCAATGAGAAAGACGCAGGAACAGTGATGATCAACCCGTTGATGGCTGGTGGTAGAATTCCAACTCAAGCGGTCCTAGACGAGGTTGTTGAGAACCTATCACACCGGAATTTCAGAAAGATAGGTGATAAAGTTATTGTCGAGCCACCAACAGTTGTTAACTACACAGTCGATCTAACATTTTACATTGACAGAGCAAATAGTATCTCAGCTGAGTCGATTCGTGATCGTGTGACTAAGGCTGTGACTAGGTTCGTAAAAGACACGAAATCTCAGCTTGGTATCGACATCAATGTAACAGACCTAATCGCGCGCATCCGTAACGCTGGTGCTCTAAGGGTCAACGTTAAAAGCCCTAAGCAGACTGCCGTTGCCGTTAATTCGGTTGCGATACCAACAGAGGTTAGGATCAATTACGGCGGGTTGGTTGATCCGTAAGAGCCATGGAAGACGTCTATACAGCCGATTTTAACGAGCTACTGACGCCAGGGATCAAAGACTATCCTAGCGTACAGTTCGCGTCCAAAGCGATTGAGCCAGCGTTGCGGGATTTGTTTTCGCA